GCGATATCGTCATCGCCTCCGGCAGAAGAAGCGATACCGCGTTCCCGAAGTTGGTTGAGAATTAAGGAATGCTGATCTCCGGCGTTCGAGAATGTCCAGAGTTGAGGATTCTTCGCTGCCATCATCGTATATCGCATAGCAGACCAAGCCTCGGTGTCTTTGAGTTGTCGAGTCTCGTCCATATAGACCGTCTCCGGTTTAGCGAAACCGCGAGCCGCCGCGTTAGCCGCCTTGACCACGTACCGGCAACCGTTTTTTAATTGAATTTCTTCGGATCCATGCGCCCATCGGATTTTCGCAACCTCTGAGGCTAGACGATCATTTCCTTCGATGAGTCCGACGACGTGCCGGAACGTTTCTAGTGAAGTCGTGAGAACGTGAGCGCTTCCAAGTTGCAATGGTTCGCCCCAGAGATACATTCTTCCAAGAATTGACGCAATCATAATCGTCGATTTACCGTTCTGCCGAGCGCCTACGACGCACACAACCGGCGCTTTCCAGCGTCCGTCTGGCTTGACCTTGAGCGCGTGTTCCATGACGAACTTCTGCCAAGGCATCATCTGGAGCCCGATTTCTTTAGCGAAGTCTATGAGTTCGAAGCCTTTTGACGGAAGATCGTTGAGTCTTGAGTGGATTCTAGGCGTCGGAGAGCCGATTAGAGGAATGCGGACGACTTCTTTTCCCTGTCCGTCTATGCTCGTCCCTCCTACGACCTGTAGCGCCCTTGTGCGCCCTTGTTTAGCCTTAGTCATGACTAGTCGATTCGTTTTGAGGTGAAATTAGAAAAGGAAGAGTCAGAGGTGTTCTACCTGTGCCAAAAAAGCGCCCCATTCGGTTTCCTTTCGAATAATTACACTTCTGACAGGCACTTATTAAATTGGAATCTTCGTCCGTCCCGCCCTTAGATATCGGAAGAACGTGATCTACTGTCATTCGTTCGCGATCATCGTTTCCGCAATATTGACACGTCCATCCATCGCGTTGAAGGATCCGCAGTCTTATCTTCTGCCATTGACGAGTACCTCCGTTAGCCCTTGCGCTTTGAGTAGCCATTAGTAATGACCCTTCTTCTTCCAGTAAGCCCAAGCCTTGCACGGTGTCGAATGACGATGAGAGATATATCGTAGCCCTAGATCTATCTGCTTGAACGGATCCCTTTCCTTCATCTTAAGAAGTTGAGGAATGCCATAAGCGGTTGAGTGTTTATTATTAGATTTAGGATTCCATTGAGATTCTTTAGTCCAGAGAAGATCTACACAATAAAATTCTTTAGAGTTTAGAAGTTTAGTGTGTGCGTAAAGTTTATATATCTCTACTGTGTTATTAACTGCTTCTGCACTCGATCCTGCTATTGCAGTCGCAAGACATAGCAGTCCCGAAAGCACCGAACGACGCAATCGAGCGAGACGCCTAAGCGGCTCTAATGCGCGTACGGAGCGTAGCAGGTAACGCAAGTTACTAGCCAGTATGTGGATAACTCGAGCGTTATCCCTGCGTGTCGTCCACAGGTTATCCCGACCTGTGTATAACTTCTGTGGATAACTATTCAACGCACACGCCCTATGTTAGAGATTGCTTGAAGTGCTTGATCGCCCCAAGCCGCTAAGAATGTCGTCGGAAAGATAGTCTTTTCCTTGCCTAAGTTAATAAAGCGAATCTCTGTAAGAGTGTCCCATTCTGCTATTCCGTCGGCATATTTCCATACCTCTCGACGCCAAGCGCCTTTAGTGTGAGGCAATAGAGCGATTCCGTTACGGTGTTCGTTGAGACGTCTGACCCACGGCAGAATGTCCGAAAATGGCGGATTACACCAGATAAGACCCTCCCAAGGTTGAGAGAGTCCGTCGTCTGATTGCGTGAAGTAACGCCGAGCCGGTATCCAAGGAACACCGTTCGGAGGTGCAGCGACGTCTATAGAGAACTCGACGTCTAAGAGATTGAATATCCACTTCGGCGTGTAATGATCGTTAGACGACATTTCCGACTGGTTCATCGTAAAGAGTGGATCCTGAATCATTCGAGATCCTCGAGAAGCACGACTCCCATAACACCGCACACGCTGCACTCGAGAACTTTGACATTAGGCGGCAAAGTGTCGGTAACTATGCGCTCGCGTTGCTTAGTGATCTTCTTGCATAATCTGCAATTAGATAAGACTACGTCCATGCTCACTCCTTACGAGATCTTCAATCGGGAAGAGATTATGCTGCTCTATCCACCACGAATCTTGCGAGCGATGTTTATATTTAGCCCGTTTAGCGAATTGAACTGGGATCCAGCCGGCAATTCTGTAAGTAGGGCTTTTACCAACAACCATAACGGCGACGTCGGTATCGCGGTCGTTCGGATAGATAATCAAGTGTCCGGATTCGTATTTCGTCCACTTGATCTCTAAGCCTTGACCTACGTCGGCGTGATGTTTGCCGTTATTTTGACGTGCGTCATAATCGAGTCCGAAGTAACGTGCCACGATTAACTCCGCCGTTATAGATTCAGCTAATTCGCTGACCTGCTCGTGAGTGTTTAGAGCCAGATTGTATCTAGGCTGAGTTCCCATAATTCCGGATCCTTGAAGGATTTTATCGGTCGCCGCTTGATGAATATACATCTCATCTGCGAAGGCGATTGAATACCTTAATTCGTAGGACGGCAATTTACACATAGCCAAAGAACTTTTTCCTCGTTGGCAACTTGATAACCGTTTGAATCGAATCTAAGTAGCAATAGACACGAATCACATTGTTCGATTAAATACTCGGCAGTAACTTTGCCATCGAGTAAGAGTTTCGCCATTTTCGTCCGAGGATTTATTATCTCTACGAATTCGCTCATTTCTTGACCTGCCATTTGCCATCGGATCCGAGAACGCCCCACACAACTTCGCATTGGTGTGAAACTATGCCATTCGGGCAGTACCAGCCACCGTACGGCTTATCTGTTTTCTTTGATACTCCGGATCTGAAATTGCGCTCTCCGTGCTTGCATGAATATGGATCGTCGAGAATCGCACCACCGAGCGAGTCTTTGATCGTGTCGATTGCCGTTCCTAGTGTTGGCATTCCGGCACTTTCGGCGGCTTCTTTAGTGTCCCACGATGGAATCGAAGTCCAAGCGTCGCTCTTCTTCAATTCTGAAACGTCTGAAGTGGATAGGCGTTCAACTTTTTCCATGTCTTGACGTGTTGGACGTGCGGCAGTTTTTGGATCCTTAGAAGGTGAAGCCAGCCCTATCACTCTGCCGATTGCCGAAGTGATTCCGTTTTCGACCCAGAAGTGCAGATTGACTCCACGATCTGACCGCATTTCCAGCGCGTAATCTGTAAATGATGGAACGTGATCCTCGAACTCTTTGAAGAATTCTGCTTTGACGAGTACGTAACCTTTAACGACGTCGATATCCTCGATATGCGTGATGATTCGACATGATGGGAATTCGGCGTGGATTCTTGTAATTCGAGCATTTACGTCCTCGTATCCCTCTAGGAAATTACTCATTTCTTAATCTCCTTGAATGCGCTTGCGATAGCACGTCCGCGAACGTAGCCCTCGGAATGTCCGTCTTTCCAGCCCCGTGAATAGCCCCATGAAATACCGATCACCGCAAGGACGATCAGACTTAACCAGTACTGAACTTCTTGAATCATTTTTGCTCCCGTGGGAGCCTTGTTGTCGCTCCCGAGAAAAGAGTCTCATCGAGAGCCGACATTTTCAAGCCTTACGCATAACTTTCGGCGTGTCTATTTTCTAAGAATTTCCGCCATAAGTAGATCCAGACGTGCTTCAATTCGATTTACCTGATCCTTGAGGCTATTTCCGCCGTTAGGTTGAAACTCGCGAAGAATAGATCTAACCATGAAACGCATAGCAGAATAGATGGCGGAAATAATCGCAATAACGCAACCGATAACCGCCGTCCACTCCGCCGGAGTCATTAGCCCTTGACTCCAAATTGTGCGTCTTTAGGATTGAGATATCTAAGAATGACCGGAAGAACTGCCGCCATTCCTGCCGTAAGAATTGCTTTCGGATCTGTTTCGCCCATAGAGATTAAAGCGACTGCTGCCGCTAAGAAACTTCGAGCCCATGAAGCCGCGAGTGCTTTTGCTTCTGTCATTTTTTCTCCTTAGTCCATTTCTTCTTTTGAGGTGTTACCGTTTCTTCGATAACTGGCAACGGAGAATCGAATGATAGGAATCGAGTTCGACCGAAACCAATAACCGGAGATCCTTTTCCAAGTAGGCGAAGTTTAGTCATAACCATTCCGCCGTTACGTTGATCGCCTGTCCCTGAAGTGTTTCCCTCGATTGTTGTAATTGAATCTTTAGAGACTCCAATCACAATTCCGACGTGAGAGATACGATCGACGCCGTCGTGCGGAAAGTCCATGAATGCAAGATCTCCGATTTGAGGCGTTTCGTGCCACTTACCGAGATCCTTGAAAGAATGCGCACCTGCCGCCGTGGAGATAACCGGAGGAATTTTTACTCCTGCTTCGCGATAGACCCAATTGCAGAATGAACCGCACCATGGCAAGCCGTCCGCCTTGAATGCTTTTCCGTACTTCGTGAGGTTATCGCCTTCTTCAACGGTTCCGACTTCGCCAAGTGCGATTTCGATAACGCGATGGAGTGTGCCGTTAGGATAAGTCATGACAATAGTAGCGCGGCTTCATCTGCGGTAATGCCGAGTTTGGCTAATAATGCAGTTTTGTCTGCTATTTTTTGCATTGCTTGACTTGAATCTAATTCTTGTAGTTCTGTTATTTTATCAGTTACTTCCTTATTTGTAATAGATTTAGAAGGTTTCGTAATCCACTGAATAAATTCAAAATTTTCGCCTGTGTAGGCAAAATCTTCAGAACCAACAAGAGCGCGAATTGCAAGCGTTAAATAATCTTTTTTCATTATGCACCAATTTCCATTAGTATCATTTGACTTGGAACTGATTGCCATTGGAATCGCACGTCAGCACCTGCTGCCGTGTTTTCAACCGCGCCCTGTGTTTTATAAGTTGTCGAAGATGTTGTTGCCGGTGAATCTAAATAAGTTAAATTCAGTGGTGTAACAAGGCGTTCATAGTCCGAAGCCGTTGCTCCAAGTATTCCATAAGTATCTTTCGTAGTGCTGCCGCCAGCCCAGACTACGGTGCTACCTCTCAAAATTTGAAATCCAGCCAATGCACTTCGGTCTCCTGCGGATGTAAATACTGATTGAAGAACAAAAACCAAAATTTTGCTTGTTGCCGAAGTTGGAGTAATAGACACTGAAAGACCTGAATCGGTAAAGGTTGTACTTGAGATTACTGTGGCAGTTGAATAAGTGCCGGAAACCACTTGCAAAACTTTACCTGGAGCTGCCGGAGTCGCCCAAGACGGCGCACCTGCCGCCACGGTTAGCACTTGACCAGTAGAACCAATGCCAAGACGATCAAAAGTTCCTGATCCTGTTCCCTTGATTAAATCTCCCGCGGTAGTTATAGCCGTTGCCATTGAGTTAGTAACCGTTACGGCTCCAGAAGTGCCGCCGCCCGATATTCCTGTCCCTGCGGTTATTGCGGTTATATCGCCGACGTCATTAGTGATCCATGTAAAGGCTAAATTTGTTCCTGACGTCTTAGAAAGAATTTGTCCAGTAGTTCCGCCGTTTAGTTGCGCCAGCGATGTATCGACGCCTTGACCGAATACCGCGAAGTCCGCCGGAAGATCGGTAACGAGGTCGGTCGAAGTCGGCATGATCCAGCCGAAGTTAGTTGTTGGATTAGCCATTTTTCCTCCTTGTTAGGCGACTATTGTCGCATTTTGCCAGTCTAAGGTCGGCGACACGCTCGACCATGTTTCAACGATAGGAACGTCATTCCATCTCATCGCTTGAAGCGAGAACGCTAACGGTGAAAGTAAGAGAGTTATAGATAGTTCATTGTAAGAAGCAGAGAATCTCCAGCCTTCGATAAAGCCTTGAAACGTTCCCGATGACATATTTAGCGGCAAGTTTGTAAGGTTGATTGGTTGTCCCATGAACGCGCCGATGAGCGAATTCCTGTCCGAGTTATCCAGTTCCGGATTAGTAAGAGCGAAAGTTATAGATTCGAATATAGGTTGCGGATAAGCGCGAAGAGATAAATAAAAAGCGGCTTGATCTGTCGCGTCGTAAGAATGCTTAATTGTCGTCGTGATGATTTGAGCAAGATCTCCGTAAAGTCCGATAGAAGCTTCGTCTCGATCGCTTACTTCGCTTGAAGAAGAAGCACCGTATTTAATAGTAATGTCGTTTCGAATATCTCCGGCGCGTGTCTGGATCTTGATTCCTTGACCAAGGGCTTGATTCGCGTCAAGATCGGTATATCCATAAGTGGCTAGATAAGTCGTCCGATGAGTTGAATCTCCATAGGAAATTTGTCCCGTTGAACTTTCATAGAGATAACCTAAGCCACTATTCGCAAGAGCGGCAACGAGTGAATAAACGTCTGTACGAGAAGAAGATCGAGCCGCAAGAGAATAATTTCCTGCGTCAATTTCGCCGTATCCGTTATTTTCTGCACTTGCCCAAGTTGTCGTCGCTGGCGTGTATGTTGCCCAAGTAATAGCGGCTGGCACTTGTTGCCATTGAGCGAATAATACGTCACGAAGAACGGTAGCAATTTGCACTCCATCAAGATTTTCGGTTAGAACACCGTTAGTAAGTGCCTTTTGAAGCCTTGCTAAGGCTCCCAGAGCCGTGATTGTAATCGTCTGAGATATTCCTACTGATCCGACTTGAGAGACTATAACTCCTACGTCCACAATAGATCCGCCGAATATCGGGATATAAGTTCCAGAAGTGTCTTTTACTTGAATCGCAAGAGTGTCGTTAATCGTTGGAGATATTGCCGCCCCGTTGAGGTTGATTAGATTTATCGTCGTATATCCGGCTTGCGCTTGCGTATAGATGTTCGAGCGTCCAGAAGTGATTGAAAGATTCGCAAGAGTGACCGTCGTATAACTGACGCCATTGATCTGGACGTCCCACTCCGGTTTCCATTGAGTCACGAGACTAGAACGAACTGAGACGCGCCGCCCGTGCCTCGATAATAAGAATCATTGAGAAGGCTCACGATCTGACGAGCCGTTCCTTCTGCGTCTATTGCTCCGTTAACGGTGATGTTGTTCACGGTAGGAGCGACACCTTGCGCTCCCGTGCCTCGAAGAGACGTATCTCCTGCATTAAGTAGAAGTTGTGCAAAGCCATCTATTGCACCGCCTCCCGTTGAAGATTGAACTGAAGAAGCACCTGCCGCCGCACTAGATACGCCTCCAGAAGTTGAGCCGCCTCCACTCACATCTGGAACTGAAATAGTCGGAACCGAAGGAGTGGATCCCATTGAAGGAATTGAAGGAGTTGAAACCGAGATTGAAGGAGCCGATATCTTCGAAACGTTTGGCAAGAACGGAATCGAGTTATAGACCGAAATTAAGGCGTTTATTCCTGCGACTGCTCCTTGAATGAGGAAATTGAGTCCTTTGATAACTGCTCCAACGACGTCAATAACTCCGCCGGCTATATTGCCGATAACTTTGAACGCGCCACCGAGAACGGTAACGAGAACCGGAACGACATATTCTTGGATAAATTGTCCGAATGCTTTGAATGCTTCTTTATTATCGTCGATTGCTTTAGTGATTGGCTTGAAATAGTCTGCGAATTTACCGAGTGCAGGAACGACCTTCTCCACTACGAATTGGACAAGATCTTGAATAATAGGAAGAAGTTTTGCTCCGACTGATTCTTTTGCTTCGTCGAATGTAACTTTGAGAACTTCCATTCGTCCGGCGAATGTTTTCGCATTAGCGGCAGAAGCCCCACCGAATAGATCCGAAAGTTTTGTCTGTGTTTCGGTGAAACTCATCGCTTTAAGTTCGGCGGCAGAGAGTCCAACGCCTAATTTACCGAGTGCGGTGTTATTGCCGTCGTAGGCTTTACCGAGAGCATTAGCAACGCCTTCCAAGTCTTTTCCTGTTGCTTGAGATATATCCATCGCAAGACTTAGAAGATCTTGCGCTTTTTTAGTGTCATTAGTTGAGAGCGCTAAGCGAGACAGAGCGGGACGCAATTTTTCGTCCGATACGCCGGAGGCTAATTCCATTTTAAGGATATTTGCTTCGACTGCTTTAATCTGATCGTTAGTCGCCCCTGTTGCATTCTTGAGAGAATTTGCTAGGCGAGTCTGCGCGGCTTCGTCCTCTATTGCCGCTTTGACGCCTTCGATTGCTAATTTGCCGGCATAGACGGCGGCGGCGGCTCCCGCGGCGGCAAATGCTAGTCCTGCTTTTTTCCCGAAGTCTGAAACCTTATCGCCGAATGATTGAACGTCATTAGATCCGGCGTTGAGATTTTGTTTTAGATTATCTACGTCGGCAAGGATTGAGAGTTTTAAGGTGCGTGAACCTGTCGCCATTACCACTCCTTCAATATCTGGTCGAACGCATTCTCCCACTTGCTAACGATCTCCGGTTGTATCTCGCGAAGTGTCGGATAAATAAACCAACCTTTAGAACCGCGTCCTTCGCGTCCCGACCAGATAGGAAATTGCCGAAACTTATTGGATCCGAATTCGAAACCGCCCCATAGTTGCTGAGTCGTTCCTCCGCCTGAGAATTTCTGACTTGCGAAACCGAATGAAAGTTCGCCTATTTTTGAAGATTTAGAGACCCGAGAACCTTGTGCAATTCGTTCGGCGGCTACGCCTCGAGTCGTTGATTTTTCTTTTATTTTGCCTTGAGCGAATTCGGCAAGAGCAGACGATTCACGTTTTGCGGCGGCAACGGCTTCATCGTCCATCGCTTTAAAAGCTCCAACGACTCTTCTAAGATCTGCTTTGTCGTAGGCTATTGACTCACTTGCCACGGCTTCGCTCCTCTAGAATTTCTTTCGCGGTGTAGATCTGCTCCGCCGTGATCCATTCGCTCATCGGTATTCCCGTCGCTATTGCTAACTCGACGAGTATTCGATTTACGCTTCCGGCGGGATAACTTTTGGGCTTTCGTCTCCCGTGCGAACGTCGGAAACAGAGTCACACCATAATTCGAAGCCTTTGACAGGCTTTCCACCTGATTCCCGTTTCATAGCGGTATAAGCAAGAAATAAGAGATCTGCAATCCCTATCTTTTCCTGCGCTTGCGATATGGTGTGACCCGTTTTATTTTCCCATTTAGCCCACTCCGGCGGTTGCGCGATGTAGGTTTCAACGTTTCCCGACATGTATTCGATGATGATAGGTAGTTTCATTATTGCTCCCGTTTCCTCTAGTTAGATCAAGTAATAGTTAATACTGGAGTAGTTGCGCATAACATAGTCCAAGTATCAGTCTGTGCGTCTGGAGCCGCGCCTCCTGCGTTAGGTGCGACTGGATAAACTGTTACCGCAAAAGAAGCGCCTGTGGCGGCAATCATTACAACCGATAAAGGAGTATTTGGAGCAGTTGTAAAAGCCGTCCACATAGCCTCGAATAATGATGATGGAGAGTTAGCGCCCCAGTCTGAAAGTAGATTGAGAGTTAGAGTCCATTGGTCGTCGATATGCTTATACGCCTTGCCGTCGAGTGTTTGATAAGTTGTAATAACTGGAGCGTTCGATAGCACGGCGGAAGTCGTCTGCGGATCGTAACTCTTTGAATCAAGAGTCAAAGTTATATCGCGACCCGTGATAATTGTAGTAGCCATTTAGGTATCTCCTTAGATTGTTTCTTGCGTGTAGTAGGTCGAGACGGATAGATCCGCGACGAGTAAATTACTCGCCCCGACTTGCATAATTGTCGGACGTTGAACGTCTCCGACGACGTATCCCGTAGGCATAGCCGCGAGAATGCTGATAACTAACTGCTCGAGATTATCGAGTGCGCCGGCGTTGGAGTTATAGGCAACGGCGGCAGTAATGACGAAATTAATTTTAACTTTGACGGTTGATTTTCCGATAAGAGTAGATTCGAGATAAGGCGAGTCCGGCACGATCACGCAAGCCGGAGGAATGACCGTCTCGGGAACGCTCGAATAAACGGAAGCAACGACGCCGGAAAGTGCAGTCGCGAGAGTGCCTCGAACGTTTGTCGCGATAGTTGTAGCGGTTGGCATTATTGAGCCAGAGTTTCGACGTCGATATAATTTCCAAGAAGTCCGATAACTCGATTTTGAAGAGAGCGTCCCATTCGATAAGGCGATGGAGCGAAGTCCACTCCTTCAATCTGTCCGCCGGCGGCGGTTACTGATTGAAAGATTTCGGTCGAAACTATGAGGATTGCTTGTTCGATTGCTTCGGTGCTTGAATAAAGAGTGGCGGCGTTCGCTCCGGATAAATAAGCGATACCTGCAGGAATGACCGGACGGATAGCAATATCGGCATTCGTTTTCGCCGCCGTAAAAGTAAAGTCGCCCTCGAGTGTATCCGTGATTGTAATAGATCCGTTAAAGGTTGTAGGAACGCAACCGGAAACGACGACGGATTGGCCAGAGACGAAAGTATTCGGTTTCTGAGTTACATAATAAGCAACATTAGAGCGAAGATAAACGCTGGCGATTGCATTTTGATTGGCAGTAAGAAGCGGAAGGATTACCTGTTCCGCGCTTGTAATTATTCCATCGAGATAAACGTCTGAATATAAGGAAACGGAAACGCCCAGTACCGTGCGAAGTTGGCTCGCCGTAACAATACTAGGCATTTCCGATCCTCTCGTCTGCTCGGCTAGATACGGGAGCGCACCTAGCCGATGATTATTTTTTTATTTACGCCTTATTTACTTTGAACGCACCAGCCGCCACTTTGGTAGCGATTGCTCCGTATCCATAATATGTAACGCCGATTTGACCGGTTGCAAGCAAGTTAACCGAAAGTTTCTGCGCTGGAGACTCGTACCATGTATAAGCGTCTGGATTGACGATTATGATAGATCCGTCGGTATCTGTTGTTGCTGCAGTATTAGCCGTAATAAATAGATCTAAGCCGGCGACATTTCCGCGAACGCTTGTAGGTGCAACCTGTCCACCTGCATTTTGCGGAACTTGTGCATTATAAATTGGGCGTCCGCTGTCGTTGAGTGTCATTACGTTACTCCATTGTGAAGTGTTCATAATGATATTACGAGCGAAGCCTTGAGTTCCGGCATAGACCGAAGCAGCACCACGAGCAACGACGCCAAGAAGTTCGGCAGCAGTTGGATAAGTTGCGACTGTTGTCGCGTCTAGTGTTGCACCGGAAATAATTGCGGCGTTAACTGCGGTATCTGTTGCTTTAGCGTACGCACCTGCCATAAGACGCATGAGTTCGTCCCAGAATGCAGGAGATGATCTGTCCATTAATTCTTGAGATAATTCATTGTAGCCTGCGTATTTTTTAACGTCCACGGATACGAATGAAGCGACTGTGCCGGTTTCTGACGGAGCGGCTTCTTCTGCGGTTACTGCAACGGTTGGAACTGTTGTGATTTTAGGAATTTCGAATGTCATTCCTGCGTCTGGAAGTGCCGCCGTTGAAATTGCGTCGATGTTGCTTCGTGTGTAGTTAGTTAGACCGTTAATAACTGTTGTTAATTGGCGAGTTGGATTAAAGCCCGTGTCTGTTGTTCCCATATTGTCGTCTGCTGCTGCGACCCAGATAGCGGATTCGCTGCGAGGATTTACTGTTGCACGGACGAGATGTTCAAGATATTTCGCTTGAGAGTCGATAGGTGAACGTGGCTTTGAGTATGCAAGTGGTGCGCCGCCAAGATTGACGACTTTAGCCGCTTCAACCGTTTCGGCTGGAGCGTCTGGAACGGTTGGAGTGATTTCCACTTCGTTTTCTCCTTCATTAGTTGGATTTGTTTCTTCTGTTTCCGGCGTTTCCGGATCAGAATTTTCACTTGCCGCGATTGCGACTTTTGCGCTTGCGATTGCTGGCTCTGTAACGAGCGAAACTTCTTTTAAAGAACTTGCCGAAATTGTAAGAACGCCGTCAATATTTTTATATTTATCGGCTAGAACTCCAACGCTGAAACCATCGCGAAGTCCGGAACTTGCCTCGACGAGGCTATCGTTTCCAGCGGTTGTGTTACCGATAGCGAACACGGCGTCTATTCCTTGATCCGTTACCGAATAAGATTTTAGGAAACCGATTGGAGATTCGCGGCGATGTTCAAGAAGTAATTTCGTACTATCGCCGAAGGTAATTGAATTAGGAGTAAATAAAGTTTCTCCTGCAGAAGTAGAACCTACTTCGTTCCATGTAACTATTCGACCAGAGATCTCGCGCTTTGGAAAGTCCGTCGCCGTGATCTTCATCGAGAAGTTAACGTCCATTGGATTTATATTTTTATTCACTAACCATATCCTCCTTTTTCTTGATTTCGTCGACCGATAGAACACCGATTCGATTTAAGATTTCGTAAATTTGAGCGCGTTCCATTGCGGATCCGCGTAAGAAGTCATCTAAATCGAATCGAACTTCTTGAGAAGCAGGAACGAAGTCGTTCGGCATTCCTGTCATGGATAAACGTTCCTCGATACTTGTCATAATTGGACGAAGAGAGAAGTCGATAAGACTTTCCCTCTGAGAATTTACATTCGAGTACGTCATAGAAGATCCGCTTTCGGCATCTACATAGAACGCCGGAATTCCTGTAGCCCTTGCCAATTCGGTTGCAACGTAGGATCTCGCTTGGTTTAATTGTAATTTTTCGGGATCGAAACCAAGAGTCTCAAGAGTTACGTCTGCATTGAGGAAAGCGGTTCCGCGATTGCGACGAGCAGCGCCCCAAGATTCTAGAAGTTTCGCAATACGATCGGCAGGAAGTGCGGTTCCATTAGATTTTAGAACCATTGTCGGAACTGGTTCGCGCGCGTACATAGTCGCCGCACGTTCTAATTCTGCACCTGCTTTAATTGTTCTACCTGCACGATGGAGAATTCCTTCGTCGTTTCCGTAAAATACTGCAAGCGCACCGACTCCAGAATCTGGAACGCGATAACCATCGACCATGTAATAGTCGATTTCTGTTCCGAGAGAATTAGTTGTAATTGTTACGCGAGTCGGTGCAATTCTTTCCGCGGATCTAATTCGATAAGTGTCGGCGTAGATTTCAAGAATGCGAAGATATCCATAACCATATAGGAGGAGATCTTCCGCTAAGAATGCGTACGTTGCAGCCCCTGGAATTCTTGGATCCGGTTGAGAAATAACACGCGGTGGCGCTTCTACTTCTTTTCCATCGGCTTTAGTGCGAACCTCGAGAGGAATTCCTGCCACGCTTGAGCAGATAATATTGCGAGCGCGCGCACACGTTGGAACCGACATAAATTCGGCGCGTGTTGCGGTGAGTCCCGTTCCGTAAAAATTGTATAGAGCCTCGATAGTTGAGACTGGAGCAAGAGACGCGGAGACGTCCGTCGGTGTTATGACCGGCTCAGCTTTAGTTATGAATAAGTCTTTTAATGCCATGTCCGAATTGTAGAGCGCGCTTTTACACCTAACCGAAGAGAATGTCTATCTCTGTCTCTGGGCGTGTCGCGAAGTGCGTAACGAGAGCCGTCGCCACGGCAGCGCACACGGCGACACTTGAGGCGCGCCGACCTATGATCCAGCCGCCATCTCCCATCGGAAGTCTTACGGCGGATAATATTTGCTTGGATAATTCTGCATTTTTTCCGTGAATCAAGCGCTTCGAAGTAATTGCACCGAGTAACTCATCGCATGATTGACCGTAAGCGTTGCCGTCTACGTCGATTACCGGAATTCCTGCAGGTTGAAGTCTTGCCGCTATTGCTGCACTTGTTCGCTTGGAAAAGACGACGTATTCCGTCGGATACTTGCGAGCATAAGGCGCGAGATCGTTCGCGATTGCTTTATCGTCAAGAGAGATCGGATTATGCCAAGTATGAAGCAATTTAACCGTGAAAGTGTCGTCCGAATTCTTCTGGGCGGCAACGAGAGCAGCGTCACGGCGATCCGGTGAGCAGTCGATCCCAAGCCAAGTAGTTTTCTCGACGTCAAGATCTGCAGTATCAGATCCGCATTCGTCCCATTCCTTTTGAGGAATTGCGCTCGAAATTGTGTGAACCCAACGGCATAAGACCTCCGTTTGTACGACGTCTGGCGGATCATTGAGAACGGCGCGGATATTATCTTCATGAATCGTATGACCTAGCGCCGGATTACTTGCGACCCAGTTCTTTTCGTCTGTGATCTTGTCGGAATAAGCGCTCCATTCGAAGTAAGCGATATCGTCATCGCCTCCGGCAGAAGAAGCGATACCGCGTTCCCGAAGTTGGTTGAGAATTAAGGAATGCTGATCTCCGGCGTTCGAGAATGTCCAGAGTTGAGGATTCTTCGCTGCCATCATCG